TACAAGAAAACATTTAATTAAAGAAAAGAAAAAATTAGGAACGGTTGCGTATGCAATGGAGTATGAAAACACAATGGTTGGTCAAGGAGAAGATGCTTTCTATTCGTTTGATTTAATGAATAATGCACAAAGTATGAAAAAAGCCTTTTATCCAAGAACTACTCAAGACGTATTAGAAAAGAAGAAAAATCCACATGACATACCTAAACAAAATGGTGAAAAAAGATTAATTTCGGTTGATATAGCTATGGTTAATAATGATAAAAATGATAATACAGTTATAACCTGTATTAGAGCTTTGCCGAGCGGAGATATCTATGAAAGACAAATACCATATATTGAAGCTTTCAAAGGAGATAATACAACAGTACAAGCAACAAGAATCAAAGAAATATTTTATGATTTTGATGCAGATATATTAGTATTAGATACTCAGAATGCAGGATTATCAATAGCAGATGAATTAGGTAAAATAACTTATTCAGAAGAAAGAGATAAAGAATACCCTCCATTTAAATGCTTTAATGATGAAGATGTTGCTAAAAGAATTAAAAATAAAGATGCTTTGCCTGTATTATTTAGTTATAAAGGTCAATCAAAAATTAATGAACAAATGCATTATGCTATGAAAGATGCATTAGATAGGAAGAAATTAAAACTATTAATTAATGCTGTTCAAGCGAGAGACTATTTAGATACTAAACCATTTTATAATAAAAAAGATATTGGACTTGAACAACAAGTATTATATGAACTTGTTTATGTACAAACAGATTTATTGATAAATGAAATGGTAGGTTTAAATCAAACTATAAGTAAAGGTTGTTTAGCACTTGAAGAACCTACAGCCTCAGCAACAAAAGATAGATATATTTCATTAGCAATGGGAAATTATTTAATCAAACAATGGGAATTGGATTTACAAGAAAAAGATAGTGAAGAATCTTGGTCAGACGCCCCATCATTTGTAACCTCATACACGTTCTAAAACTAATTAATAAAACGACACTAACATCTAAACAAATTAAAATAAAAAATAAAAAGGAGGTGAAAGCGATTTGCCTACAAAGAAAGAAAAGACAATAATTTCAGTAGAAGTAGCGAATGAAATATTAGATGCTTCACAACCAATAACTCTAGTTCCAAATGAAAATAAAGAATATACTGCGTTTGCATCAACTCATGTAAAAACTGGTGATGAATTAGATTTTGAACAAGCATCTTATAATTTTAGTACAAATCAACATCTAATAAATAAGATAGTTCAAAATGAAAATCATTGCTATAGTACATCAATAGAAGATTTAAATATGTTAGCACGAGGGACACAAAATAATATTGACAAAGTATTGAAAATAAATAGTTTGATTAAGTATTATGCTAATAAAAATGATTTAGTTGGTATTGTTATTGGAACTATAGAAAATAATGTAAATACAAATTATAAGATATCGTATCCTAAATTACCTGATAATGTAAAAAAGAAAAATAAATTAAAAGATAAAGTTGATACTATATTGAGTAATTTCATTGACAATGTAGATTTAAAACTTCAAATAAGAAAAGAAGGAATGTCAACATTTACGCAAGGAACATATTTTACTTATTTGAGAAGTAATAATGATGGTACATACGGAATATCTACATATCCATTAGGATTAGTTGATTTTACTGATTATACCATTGATGGAGAACCTGTTATATATATGGATATGATAAAATTAAGAAGTTCGTTAGCAACTACTCAATCGAAATATAAGACAATAAAATCTAGCTTTATTAATTTTTCAGATAAAATAGAAGATGAAATACAAAAAAATTATCCACCAGAAGTATATGACGCATATATCAATAATTATAAATGGGCAATATTAAATCCTCAAAGAACTGGCATACATAGAATAAATGAGTTAGATGGTATATATGGAGTGTCACCTATATTTAAGGCTTTAAATGCGTTACTTATGCTTGAAACTATAGATAATATAGATAGGGAAAATATACTAGCTAGGTCAAAGAAGATATTCTATCAAAAGACTAGAAAAGAAATATTAGGAACTAATGGTGATAAAACAAAAAACTTTGCAGAATTGAAATTTGCTCAAGATGAATTAGTTAAAGCTATGAGTCAAAAGATTGTAATATACACATCTCCTGCTTATATTGAGGATTTACAAATAATAGAACCTAAAGCTGAATTAGTTAGTCAAGAAGTTATAGCAAGATATAAAAATCAAGTATTAAATAGTTTAGGAATATCATTTTTAAGTAATGAAGCTAAGTCATCTTTTAATACTGTGCAAGTTTCAGTTGATGAATTATTAAAAACAGTTAATAAAGTAGTTTATCAGTTTGAGAATACATTAAATAAATATATTAAAGTTATTTGTCAAGAGAATGGAATCGATTCTAACTATATCCCAGTAATTAATATTGAAAAATCTGAACTATTATCAGATGATGCAAAACTGAAGTTAGTTGAAATTTTATTTTCAAAAATGGGTATGTCTTATTCTACTATCTTTGAGATGTTAGGTATGGATTATAATACTGAGGTCGAAAGACGAAAAGCTGAAAACGCTGATGATATAGAAAATGTCTTTAGCCCACATATTACTTCATATACTTCAAGCGATAGTGAAAAGGGTGATATAACTGGTACTAATACTATAGACACAACAACTAATACAAATGGTTCAATTAAAAATACCAACCTAGATAAAAATGCAAATGATAAAGCATTAAAAGATGGTCAATTATAATAAATAAATATATTTGAAGGGAGGTGAGGAGAATAAATGGAAGATAATAAATTGATTTTAAATGGAGAATTATTAGCACTTTCCTCAAATGACAACGGGGATTTAATAGGTAAATTTTTAATATGTCCACTTGATGAATCAAATTTAAACGGAGTAGGACTTCGTGAATCTGACTTATCACAAGATGAATTATTAGGACTAGCTACAAGACCAGTTCAATGCAAAGTAATTGATAGAAATGGAACATTGGATTTTGGCAGTCATGAGGCAAAACTAACATATGTAAAAGACGAAAATGGAAATTTAGTTAAAAAATATGTTTTTGATACTCAATCGGTTGGTTATCATACAGAAGTTTCAGTAGAAAATATTGAAATTGATGGAATAACTAAAAGGTGTATTGTTGCTATAGCTACAATTTGGGCTAGATATGAAAATGTTATTTCAGTAATTAATAGATTAGGAGAATCCTTACATACAAGTTGGGAAATTGCATACTCAGAATATTATATGGATGAAGGTATTAAATGGATAAAGGGTTTAAATTGGCTTTCAAATTGTTTATTGGGAAGTAATATTTGTCCTGCTTATGGCGATGCTGGATTGCTTGAAGTAGCAGAAGAAGACCAAGAAATCCAATTATCTAATGCAATCATTGAAGATAATAACAAAATAGAAGTGGCTAATAAAATTAACGAACCTAATATAGAACAATTTACTAATACAATTATAAGTAATCAAACTGACGAAAATTCAGTTGATAATAAATTAAACAATGAAAATTCGCAATGTAATGAAGGAGGAAATAAAAAAATGGCAAATAAAAAGAAAAGTAAACAAATAGAAAATTCATCTTTAACTATTGGGGATGTTTATCAAGCTATTTATAATGCATTATGGGATAGTGAATATGACCCAGATACAGTAATAATTCATCCAGTAGAACAAGAGATATTAATTCATCAATATGGTGATTTGGAAGAAAATTATATTCAAATTTCATATACAATTAATGAAGATGGAACAGTTACTTTAGGTGATGGCACATGTGTTGCTATGGTATTTATGCCACAATCAACATATAATATGCAATGTTGTGAATCAACACTAGCTAAAGAGAAAGCAACTAAGGAATTAGATGAAGCTAACTCAACATGTAAGAAAAAGGATGAAGAAATGTCAGAGTTAAAAAAAACAATAGAAACACAAAAAACTGAATTATCTTCAAAGATTAGTTCTATAGTAGATCTAGGTAAAAATATTTCCGAAAAGGAAACTGTAATTGCTGAAAAAGATGAATTACTTCAAACTAAAGAATTGGAACTTTCTGAATTAAAACCTTTTAAAGAAGAATTAGATAAAATAAATGCAGAAAAAGAAGCTTTAGAAATAGCTGAAAAGAAAGAAGCATTTAAAAATGAATATTTAGGAACTAAATTAATTTCTGAAAAAGATTTGGAAATTGCAGAAGTAAAAGAAGCTATTGATACTATGGATAATTCTAAAATAGAAATATTTATAGCTCAAAAGGTAATTGCAAAAGCAAAAGCTGGAAAACCACAAGTTGAAGTTTCAGAAATAGTAAAAGAACAAAAAGTTGAGGTTGTTTTAAGTTCAGTAAATGATGATAGTAATGAACTTAACTTTTCAGAAATGAATTGGAAATAAGTTAAAACTAAGAGGTTTGAGATATAGCTTCTTTTTTATTGTAAAAAATAATATTAAAAAATTAAAATTATGAAAGCGAGGAAATAAATTATGTTAAGAAATTTACAAACAAACGGAAATGGTGCAAGTAATGGTCAAAATAAAGCTTCAGTTGATATGGTAAGGGGGTCTTTTGTTACTGCTGATGAAGCAACAAAAACATTAGCACTTGCAACAGGTATCGCAGGCGTTAAAATCGTAGATAGAGGAACTAAATTAACAGTATCAGTTGCACAAAATTTTGCAATATCACCTTATGACGCCGATCAAGATACAATTTTAGCTGGTGAAAGAGGATATTTAAATGATTTAGAAGGTAGATGGGCAACATCAATGTACGATTCAACAGTAAATTCAGTATTGGCAATTGGTAGTTATTTAACTATAACTGCTGGTAAATTAGTAGCTTCACCTTTAAATGCAGTTACAATAATTAAATTTCTAGGATTAATTCCAGATAACGGACATACATTAGCTGGATTTGAAATAGATGCTACAGTAAAATTAGCTTAATAAATTAAAAACAATATTAACAAAAATAAATTAAAATTATGAAAGCGAGGAAATAATGATGAATATAGAATTAAGTAATCACGTAAAAGAAAGAGGTACTATGTATGAATGGGCAGAAAAAGTAGTAGGGAAAAAGGAACTTTCACCAGACCAAATTATAATTTCCGAATCAATGAATAAGTGGGCATTAGAAATTGCAAATAGTGGAACAACTAATGTAGCATTATCTGATTATCTACAAAGAGTTGTTCAAGAACAAATTTATGATGAACCATCACAATTATTAGATACAATGTTTAATCAAGGTTCAATTGGAGAATTTGATGATTATAATTCAATCGGAACTTATAAAAATAATCTATTAGCACATGAAGTTTCTGAAAGAGGCGGTTCTGTTGATAAGTCTTATGTAGATTTCAGTAGATATTCAATGGTACATACAAACTTACAAATAGAAACTGAATTAAGATATGATGAACTAAGAAGAAATGGTGCTATGACAATTGCACAATTAACTCTTTATGCAATTGAATCATTACAAAATAAAAAGTTCCAATCAATATTTACTAACCTTAATACATTGTTAGTATCAGGTTCAAATGTATTTGATGCAACTGGTGGATTAACAGTTCAATTAATGGATGATTTTGCAGGTTATGTAACAGACCATTCATTTACAGGTCAACAATTAATTACTGGTTTGTCAACTGATTTAAGAGATATCAAGAATATGCCAGGATATACAGACTTCTTATCTTATACTATGAAGGATGCTTTAAACATGGGTTCTGGTGTACTTAGTGTATATAACAGTGTTCCATTAGCTTCTATTTCTGCTGGTAAATTACTTGCAGATGGAAGCACTTTAATTCCAGCAAAAACAATCTATGGTTTCTCAGACAAAATTGGTCAATGTGATATGAGAGGATCTTTAAGAGTCCTACAAACTCCAGACAATGCTAAAGAAGTAATCAGATTGAAATTTACTGGATATGAATTCATTTATGCAATAGATAAATTAGAAAAAGTTTCAAAAATTAAAGTAAAATAATAAATTAAAATAAAAAAAGGGAGGAATTATTCTTCCCTTTAAATTTAAGGAGAGATATACAATGATTAATAAAAAAGAAGAATTTGAAGTATTGAATTATTATGATTATCCTAAATATTTACCTAGTATGGATGGATTAGGATATAAGATTAGTGGTCAAACAGAGAATGAAGCAGGGTTTGACTTTGTAACATTTAATGATATAAGATCAATAAATCAAAAATCAGAAGCATTCAGAAATGGTACTTTAGAATTTGCTGAGGATGTAAAAGAAGGGTTATTTAAAGAATTAAGAATAGATATAAATAACGATAACTATTTCACTAGAAAAATGATTGAAGATATAATACTAGACCCTAACGATGAAAAAATGATAAAAATAGT